AAAAAATTATGTTTAGCTTTATAAATACCTAAGCTAACGACTAATTAAACTAGATCAGGAACTAAAAAACCTGATCTTTTTTTATTGCAAATTTAGAAAATAAGTCTTAAATGAAACAATTAAGAATCCTATAATTTTAATTACTTCTATGTGTATTTCTACTGTTACACATTTAAAAAAGTATAATTCTTATTTCTAGACAATAGCCAAACCCCAAACCCGTTGCAATAACTAGAATTTTTTTAAAAATTTATGGTCAAATCTCAACAGTATCATACTTATTTTTAAGTGTTCAGAACCAAATATTAATTATTAAAGTACTATTCAAGTAATAAAATTATGTTAAAATAGGGAAGGCAGTATGCCTATTTTTAAACACCCAAATTAAAAAGGAGATTAAACCGTGACCACAACAACACAACCAAATCAAGTAAATCTACCAGAAGAAAATTTTGGAAAGATTACTATTTCAAGTGCATTAACTTTTTATATGGATAGAAACCCCGAAGTTGTTAATCAAGTTTTTGATTATCTGGAACAACATTTTATGAAAGGTATTTTTAACGGTGGAAGAGATAACCAACAATTATGTAAACAAGTTATTGATGCTGAAGATGGTGGTATTTTGTATGGGTGGTATACATTACATACAAAAAATACAGATAGAAAAATTATGATTAAAACCGTTGGCTATGGATTAAAAGAAAATCAAATGGATTTAAACCAATGGACAAAAGCAGATTATAACAATACTTGTATTATGTTCCCAAGTGACGATTAACAAAAACTACTTCAGGAATTATTTATTATGACTAGCTTTATTATTCTTATTTGCACAGTTACCTTACTGTACATCTTTTTAAAAAACACAATTAATCACTTTTAAAAAATTATGTCACTTACAAGACCCCACGAAAACGAAAAGAAATTTTTTATTAAAGAATTTCAAAACTTGGCTAATTTCTATCCGCATTTAACACTTCAGGAAACAATGAATTTAGCTACTAGACAGTTAGAAAGTGAACAGAAAATCTACAACAATTACAGTAAATTAAAAAAGTGGCTACACCCTAATTTTATCTAGTTTTTACTCTCTCACTTCATACTACAGGCTAAACATCATGCAACAATCAAACACCAGAACCAGAACAGCCCAAGCGATAAAGATTGAAAATAAAAAATCATTTTTCGCTATGATAATTTTTATCATTCTATTTTTCGGTGCTAGCTACTACGCACCCGAACATATCGAAGGCTACAACCCACCACAAAAAACAGTTCAGGAAAAATAAAAATCTAAGGAGCTTCACTATATAACACGCCCGCAAAATAACGCGGGCTTTTTTATTGCTTATTTACTCCACTAGCCACCGCACGCACAAACCACCGCACGCACCCGCCACCGCACACACGGGGCAGTATTGCAAAAATTTTAAAAATAAATCTATTACCCCTGAACCTACTGATAAATCTACAAATTAAGACTACTTTTTCTTGTTTTCTACGCTTATAGAAAGCTGTGGAGTGTTTAAATTAATTGTCTCTTCACTCTCCCCAAGCACTTTCCCTAACGAATCCAATATCTGAGCAGCAGTCTGAAGCTGACCCCTCTTCATAGCCTTGTTGAAAAGCCTCATTCTCATTCCCTGGAGTCGTGAGATCATCTTCTCTCTGTCCTTTTCCCAATCTTCATCGTTCCATTCTTTTACCTTGCCCCAATCTCTCCACGCTGTATCCACCCCAATGTTCTCTTTGGTTGCGTGATCTAAAACTAATTGTCTGGTTGTTAAGCCTTCAAGCTGTCGATTATACAATCTCTGCCTTCTTGCTTCAATAACTACATCTGGATTTCTTCTTCCACAGACCTTACCACCCAACGGAGCGTTTGGACTGTCTACATCTGGTCGATAGTATGCTTGAGCCACGGACTAAATAAATACTAATACTTGAATAATAACCCTAAAAACACTGTTTAGTCGACTAAAACACAGAAATTTGTTCATATTTGGGCTATTCTTTACTACATGAGCACAAAAACAGCCGAAAATCTCTCTCTTAGATGGGCACAGGGGGAGGTGTTCAACGCAAAAAACCGATTTAGAGTCCTAGTGGCTGGTAGAAGATTCGGAAAATCATATTTATCCTGCATCGAACTACTCAAAGCAGCAATAGACCGCCCTGGCGAAACATATTTCTACTGTGCCCCCACATATCGCATGGCAAAAGACATTGCCTGGAAAGAAATAAAGAAACTAATCCCAAGAGAATGGATACAATCTAAAAACGAAACCGACCTAAAAATAGAACTAATCAATGGATCGCTGATCGAACTCAAAGGAACCGAAAACGCAACAACCCTGCGTGGCCGAAGCCTAGCTGGAGTAGTACTTGACGAAGCAGCCTTCATGGATTCCGATGTTTGGTTCCAAGTAATCAGACCAGCCCTCGCAGATAAACAGGGCTGGGCTTTATTCATCTCCACACCAGACGGCACAGCATCATGGTTCTACGATTTATGGTGTTACGTTCCAGAAGATGAAACAGGTGATTGGAAACGCTGGAGCTTCACAACAATAGACGGGGGTAATGTTCCAGAAGAAGAAGTCCAGGCAGCCAAGGCCCAACTAGATACCAGAACATTTAAGCAAGAGTTCGAGGCAAGTTTCGAGAATCTCACTGGTCTCGTTGCAGTCTCCTTTTCAGACTCCAACATTTCTACCGATGCGGAGGACATATCCATCGCCCCACTTTTATTAGGGGTCGATTTTAACGTAGATCCACTTTGCGGAATCTGTGCTGTCCGCTATCGAGACATACTTTATGTATTTGACGAGATAATTTTGACGGGCGGTGCAACAACCTGGGATTTTGCCGAGGAAGTTACAAATCGTTACGGAGTAGAAAGACGAATTATTGCTTGCCCCGACCCAACAGGTGCAGCTAGAAAAACATCAGGAGTAGGCTCAACGGACCACACTATCCTGCGTAGAAGCGGATTCACAGTATCCTCTCCACGTTCACCCTGGAAAGTCCGTGACAAAGTAACCGCAATAAACACCGCACTATATGACGCAGCAGGAGAAAGACGAACTTTAATTCACCCACGCTGCAAAGAATTGATAAAATCTCTCCGCACCCTGACTTACGCTCCAAACACAGGTATGCCTAATAAAAACCTTGGGGTTGACCACGCATTTGACGCTTTCGGCTACCTCTGTCTCCAACAATTTAACCTTGCCAAACCAGAGACATTAGGCCAAACTTCGTTTAGAATATATTAAGAACTACCTAATTCTTACCATGTATCATTCTACAACTAAGAAAAAGAAGAAGAAAAAGAAGGGAGGTAAAAAACGTGGCGAATGTTCCTGTAAATAAAGCGTTATACTCTAGGGTAAAAGCAGAGGCTAAACGTAAATTTGCTGTTTATCCTTCTGCTTACGCTAACGCATGGCTTGTACGAGAGTATAAGAAGCGTGGTGGTACTTATCGCACGGGAACTAAAAAACGTGGCAAGAAGTAGTGGTGGTCTGACCCGTTGGTTTAAAGAAAAATGGGTAGATGTAAAAACTGGTAAGCCTTGTGGTCGCTCAAAAGGTGAAAAACGGGGTTATCCTGCTTGTAGACCTAGTAAACGTGTATCAAGTAAGACACCTAAGACTACTGGAGAAATGTCAAGTAGTGAAAAAGCACGGTTTAAACGTGAAAAAACTGGTAAAAAGAAGATAACCTATCAACATAGACGTAAAAAACGCAAAAGGAGTTAAAAATGGCTAAATCTGCTGCAATGAATAGATGTTTAGGGTATATTTCAAGTGTCCGCAAGGGCAAAAAGAAAAAAACTACTAAAAAATCAACAAAGGGAAAGAAAAAATGACTGAAATTACTGATGAAATGCTCGATATTATCGAGAAAGTGAAAGGTAAACGTAATCCTGCACTTTGGGATAATAGATGTGAACAATATATGCTAAATAACAAGAAAGGTACTGTAAAAAAGTCAACTACAAGTTAAACTATTTATAAATACTCTTTTTTCTTAGAATAATGGCATTTTTTCGTGGCGAAGAAGGGTCTGTTAAATTTAAAAACGGATCTGGAACTACTGAAGCTATCGTGTCTACTACTGGTTGGACATTAGATACAACAAAAGACACACTAGATGTAACTGCTCATGGAGCAACATCAAGATCATTTGTAGGTAGTTTAATTTCTGGATCAGGTACTATTGATTTTCTTTATACAGCAGCCAGTGGTAATGAAACTGCAAACTTATTAGCTGATGTTTTAACTACAGAAGATGCTGGTGATGCACAGTTTGAATTATTTTTAGATACTTCTGGAACTAAAAAAGTAAGTTTTTCTGGATTAGTTACAGGAACAAGTCTATCTGCAACAACAGGTGATTTAGAAACAGTTAGCGTTAGTTTTATAACTTCTGGTGCTATTACCAACGGTGCATAATGCCAAAAGGTTCTTACTCAGGTAAACAGCGTAAATTAGCTAGGGTTGCTCCTCCTAGAGATAAAATTACGTCTGCTGATTTTAAAAAGCTACGTTCTAAGAAAAAAAAGAAAAAGAAGTGAAACTTACTCCTCGCCAAAAAACTTTATTATCTAAGCACTCTGAGCATCATAGTGCGAAGCACATGGAGTTTATGAAGAGGAGGATGAGAGCAGGAGATACTTTTACCCAAGCCCACAAAAAAGCACAAGCGAAGGTAGGCAAATGAGAAAGAAACGCAAACAAGTAAATTTAAGTGTAGGAAGAGGAGAAAAATCCAAAACAGGTGGTCTTACTGCAAAAGGTCGTGCAAAATACAACCGTGCCACAGGTAGTAATTTAAAAGCACCAGTTACAGGAAAAGTAAAACCTGGTAGTAAAGCAGCTAAAAGACGAGCATCTTTCTGTGCAAGGATGAAGGGTATGCCTGGGCCAATGAAAAAACCTAACGGTAAACCTACCAGAAAGGCGTTAGCATTAAGAAAATGGAGGTGCCGTTAAATGACATACGCATTACCAGGGATGCTAAAAACCAGCATTACCGCTACTACATATATTGGTAGTACTGATAGTCCTTTTACTAGAAATAGGGCTGTATTGGATATGATAAAAGGTTGGGAAATAATGAAAGCTGTTAGTGAAGGTACAGAATATTTAAGAGAGAACAGCGAAGCATTTTTACCTTTAGAGCCAAGAGAAGATTATGATGCTTACCTTGCAAGAGTAAACAGATCAGTATTTAGTCCTTTTACTCAAAGATTAATAAGAGCAGCTACAGGTTTAGTCCTTCGTAAACCAATATCTTTAATAGGAGATCCTTATTGGACAGAAATGTTCAAAATGGATGTTGATGGATGTGGTTCGGATTTAGATGAATACGCAAGAAGATTATTGATGTGTTCTCTTACATACGGTCAAAGTCATATTCTCGTGGACTACCCTGCACCTGGAGGAGCAGTAAGTTTAGCTGAAGAGAGATCACAAAATCGTAGACCTTATTGGATAGAAGTTGACCCAACAAATATTTATGGTTGGAGGCTAGATAGAGAGTCTAATTATGGAAATCTTGTGCAGGTAAGAATTGCAGAAAAAGCTGTATTACCTGATGGTGCTTTTGGTGAAAAGATATATGACCAGATGAGAGTTATAGAACCTGGTCGTTATCGTGTATTTAGAAGAAAAGAAACTGTTGAAGATATGTATGAAGAGAATGATGGCACTTATGCAGGTAATATGCAAGGAACACCAAATGAAAAAGATTTTGAATTAGCTGAATCTGGTAATTTTTCTCTTGGCGAAATACCTTTAGTTACTGTTTATTCTGGTAAAGTTGATAATATGACAAGCAAACCTCCTTTATTGGATATTGCTTACTTAAATCTTGCACACTTCCAAAGACAAGCTGATTTAATACATAGTTTGCACGTTGCATCTCAACCAATGCTTGTCATGGAAGGATATGATGATCAGACTAAAGATCTTGCTATATCTGTGAATTATGCAATGGCAACTCAACCTGGTAATAAAGTTTATTATGTAGAACCAGCTTCTAGTGCGTTTGATGCTCAATCTGCTGAGATTAAGGAATTACAGATGCAAATGGCTACTCTTGGTATTAGTACGCTCAGTCAACAGAAATTTGTAGCAGAATCTGCTGATGCTAGAAGATTAGATCGTGTTGATACTAATTCTATGCTTGCTATGGTTTCTATGGAGCTGGAGCAAAAATTACAAAAAGCATTTAATTTATCTGCTGAATATGTTGGGATTGAACCACCCGAAGTAAAAATTAGTAGAGATTTTGATATTGAAAGGTTAATTGGACAAGATATTACAGCCTTAACATCATTATTTGATCAAAACGTAATTGATAGAGATGAATTTAGAGATATTTTGGTACAAGGTGAAGTTCTACCTAATGCAAATGAGGCTAAATCTGAATAGTTTGCTAATATAGTATATAAGTACATGAAATCTATGTCTAAACATTTAGATTATGTTGAACAGCCTGATGGCAGTTTCAAATGGCAATTAGCAGAAATTCCTGCTGTAAAATCTACACCTGTAGAAGAACCAAAAGCTAAAAAAGAAACAAAGAAAGTTTCAAAGAAAAAAACAACAACTTCATCATCTGATTAATTCATGGCAATAGAAGAAAAAGTAGTTCAGTCTGAGTCCGTGACTCCTGCTGATCAGCCCGTGGCTGAAACTCCTTCACAACCACAAGCACCAAATCTTGATTCTGTTAAAACACAGTATGAAGAACAAATTAAAACGTTAAAAAAAGAATTAGCTGAAAAAGAAGAAGATCGTTTAGGCGTGAAACGAAAATTAAATGAGGTTTATCAGCAAAAAGAGAATGAACGTAAACAAGAATTAGAAGATCAAGGACAATGGAAAACTCTTTGGGAAGAAGCTAATAAAACTGCACAAGATAAAGATGCACAAATCAGTAATTTATCTCAACAGTTAGAAGATTTAAAAACTTCTAATGAAGTTGCATCAACAAAAACTACAGCCCTTGCAGCTATTAGTAATCAAGGTGCTATAAATGCAGAACAGATGCTTTCATTACTACAGGGTAAATTACAAAAAAATGCAGAAGGTAAAGTTGTTGTTCTAAATGGTGGTGTCGAACAGGATCTTAATGCTTATCTCACAAGTCTCAAAAACCCTGGTAGTGGCTATGAGCATCATTTTAAACCAAGTACTGCTGCTGGTATGGGTGCAAAACCAAGTCCCGTTGGAAATGTGTCAGGTGGCTCAGAAAACCCTTGGAAAACTGGCAATTTGACGCAACAGCTTATAATGGAGAATGAGAACCCCGACCTTGCAGCCGTGCTGAAGAGAGAGGCTCAAACAAAATAGTTAGTTTCCGTGAAACTAATGCCTTAGTCCGTGATTAGGGTATCGCAAAACTAAAAAGGTGATCTGAATGGCTGCTCCATTTCAGAACTATTCGGGCGGTGTCCTATTAGCGGACATCGTAAAGAGAAATAATCTCAGCACATACGTTTCCGAAGCTATAAAAGAGC